GCAAAAAGTATTGGAAGTGAAAACTTGACAAAACCTGATATAATAAAAGAAATTGAAAGGATAGCAGATTATATTCCTAATTCTTTATTAGTTGAAAAACATTTAGAATTATTAAATGTTTCTAAAATAACAAAAGTAATACGCAAAGGGGAAGAAACTGAAATAGAAGAAAGCACAGATGTTCAGGCTTTAAAAGCTGGACTAGATATGGCATATAAATTAAAAGGAAGTTATGCTCCAGATAAGAATATTAATATTAGTTTAACCATTGAAGATTTAATGGAAAAAAATATAAAAAGAAAAAAAGATGAAAACGATACAAGGTTTATTGATAACAATCAGTGATTTAGTTGAACAGATAGAAGAATTTTTTTCAGTAGAAACAAAAGACAGTCAAGTAATCCCTTTTATTTTAAATAATAAACAAAAACAATTAGTTAAAGAAATTGAGAAAGCAAAAAAACCAACGAGAGTAATTATCCTTAAAGGCAGACAATTTGGATTTTCAACATTTATTATAGCTTTATTTTTCGTAAAATGTTTAATTATTAAAAATACAAGAGCGGTAGTAATATCCCACACAGAAACCGCGACCAAAAAATTATTTAGAAAAGTAAAGTTTTTTGCTGGAACATTAGTCGCACCGCCTACTTTAGATAAAGAAAGTGAAAAAGAATTTACTTTTCCAAAAACAAATAGTTCGTTTTATATCGGAACGGCAGGAACTAAGGCATTCGGCAGAGGAGATAATATAACAGATTTGCACTGTTCGGAAGTCGCTTTCTGGGACAATGCGGGAACAATAATGAATGGTTTATTACAAGCCTTAGGTTCAACGGGCAATGCTTACATAGAAACAACGGCGAATGGAATAGGTAATTATTTTAATAAATTATGGAATAAAAGTTATAAAAAAAACGGAGCGTGGACAGCAGTTTTCTTCTCTTGGATTGATTTTTGCGAATACGAAATGACTTGTGATCCTGATTTTATAAGAACACAAGAAGAAGATGAAATAGTAGAATTATATTTAAATAATTTAACAGAAGAAAAAGCTAATAAAAAATTAAAATGGAGGAGGTGGAAAATTGAAGAAACGGAAACAGACAGAGGATTAACTCCGGAAGATATATTTAAACAGGAATACCCTTTTAATCCGGAAGAAGCGTTTTTAAGCTCAGGCGATACATTTTTCAATAAAGATAGAATAATGTATTTGCTTAGAGAAGCAAAAGAGCCGAAAGATATAGGAGATATTATTTTAAAAGAAAATAAAAGTTATGAGTTTTTTAAAAATAAAAAAGGAAATTTAAAGATTTGGGAATTTCCCGAAAAATATGCAAATTATGTAATAGGCGGAGATGTAGCAGAAGGTAAGATAGGAGGAGATTATTCAGTCCTTAATGTGATTAACAACAAAACTTTAAAAACAGTAGCTAAATTTAAAGCTAATGTCCGACCAGATGAATTTGCAAAAATAGCCTATGCTTTAGGGATGTGGTATAACAGTGCATACTTGGGGATTGAGAGTAATACTGGATTGTGGGTTTTAACAGAATTATATGAAAAATTAGAATATCATAATCTATATTACAGAGAAGGGATTGATGACATTACACACAGAGTAGCCAAAAAGCTTGGTTTCCTGACATCTGGAACAACAAGAAAACCTTTATTAGACAATTTATTATCAGAAATAAATAAATACGATGATATCTGGACAAACGAAGACTTTTTAAGAGAATGCTTAGTCTTCACAAAAAATGAAAGAGGAAAACCAGAGGCAATGATTGGAGAGAACGATGATGAGATTATGGCAACAGCAATCGCCTATTATATTAGAGAAAATATACCAGCCGAAAAACAAAAACCAAAAGAGTCCGTTGATGACATAACAGAAAGAATAAAAGCTAAATTCGCAGCTAAAAAACAAATAAGTTCAATTAGACAATCAGATTATTATTAAGACGCTTCACAGAGAGATGCCTAACATAAAAAAATTAAACGAAGAAAAGACACCTAAAAATATTAAGCTAAACGAAAAAGAAACGGAAGTAAGAGATTTTTTATTAAAAAGAATACCAATTCTTAAAAAGACTAAAAAGAATATTATAGGTAAAATAGATTATACTGAAATAATGAGAGCTGCTGACAAGGAATATCAGCCTGATTTTTTAGAAAGTAAAGCAAAACAAACGAAAATATTGGTAGAAGATGAAATTAATGGTCTTAGGGGGAGCAGATTAACTAATGTTGATTTAGGTTCTGATGATTGGAGAAGTAATGTAAGTGAACCAACGCTACTAGTTAAAGTTCAGACAGCACTTTCAATTTTAATAGACCAAAATCCAGAAGCTATTTTAAAAGCTGTTAGCGAAAAATATGAAAAGCGTAATAATATAGCTAAGGCTTTATGGAAGAGAAACTGGGATTTAAACGAAAGCCTGGAAACTCTTAAATTATTTGTGTTTGACCTTGCTAAATACGGCTGGGCAGTTGGTCATACAGTTCCTCGCATAATAAAAAGAGATAAAGAGATATTAGAGGAGGTTGATTCCGAAAATCCGGCTAACAATAAATATCGCAAAACAGAAATTATAGAATTTAATGATGTTTATAGGGAAAAGTTAGACCCATATAGGACTTGGATTGACGATAAAGCTAATTTAAGCGATAAATTCAGTATTAACGATTGGTATTATGAAAAAGACTTTTCTAAAGATGATTTTGAAAGAGAATTTATCGGATATAAAAACGTAAAGGCAGTGAGTTTTGGTCCAGTTCAGAAAACTAATGGAGACGAAAGCGATGAAGACGGAGGAGGAGGAGAGGAAAATATGATTGAGCAAGATATGGTTACAGTCGGATTTTACGAGAATAAATCAAAAGACCTTTATACAATATATATTCCCAATCAAAACATTCCGTTATATTATTCTCCGTTACCCAACGATGACGGTAAATTAACGCTATGGTGGACATACTGGATTGAAAGAGACCCAAGGACAATTTATGGCATAGGTTTATATGAAATCCTGAAACATAATAAAGTTCTTTATGATAGATTTAAGAATATGAGCGTTGATCAGTTAGTAATGGCCATATATCCGATGTTATTTTATACTGGTAAGGCAATGGATGGCGAAAGTGAATTTACAATAAGCCCGAACAAGATAAGACAAAAACAAGCTGGGACAACTATTGACCAAATAAGCATTAAATATGACGGTAGAGGTTGGGACGGAGTAGATAAAATAAGAGAAGATATTGATAACAATACTGGTATTACTCCTACTTTACAAGGAGAAATACAAGGAAAAACAGCTACAGAAGCCTTACACGCTAAAGATAGCGCGTTAAAAAGATTAAATATTCCTTTGATTAACATAGCAAGAGCAATAGAACAGGACGCATATATTACATTGTCTTGGATGAATCAGATATATTCTATTCCAGAAGTTAAGGAATTTGCAAATATTAAAGAATTAAGAGAATATGAAAAAGAAAATGGAAAAGAGGCTCAAAATGTTGCCGGTGAAACAGGAATGTTTGGACAATTTAATGGAAAAGTAGAGGGAGAGTTTTTTCAAGAAATTGACCTTGGCTTGGAAGAAAATAGAGATGGCGTACTAGAGGAAAGTCCTAACCGTAGATTTTTCAAAATCGGAAGCGATAAATTTCCTCTTGAAAAAATTAAATGGGAAGGAAAAATACACATTAAGGCAAGAAGTATAGTTAGCCCTAACCCAGAACTTGAAAGACAAAGAAAATTAGAATTGTTTAACTTAATATTCCCGGCTGTAAGTTCAATGGCCCAACTAATGCAAGCTGGTGATATCGATACAGCCTTAGCACTGTATAAGCCAGTTAATGAGATATTAGAAATTCAAGATGAGGAACCGATGAAATGGTTGCCTGATAAGTTAGTAGAACTTGCGGAAAATCCTGAATTATTAGCAGAAATGAAGAAAGCTAAAGCTAAAGCGGAAAATCCTTTATTTATTAAGCCGGGACAAGGAGGTCAAGGAGGAGGTGGCGCAGAAGTTCCACAAGGAGAAACAGAAACAGTTGCCCCAAGAAGTGAAGTATCAAATCCATTAAGAGATATGTTAGGAAAAATTAAATCTAATAATACAAAAGCCTTAGGCGGATAATTATGACAAATGATGATAGAAAACTTATTCAAGAAGCGATGACTCAGAGAAGTTGGTTGGGCATAGAAAATGCAATGAAAGAATATACAAAAGGATTGAAGCAAGATAGTATAAGAAAACAGACTCAATTTGATACAATATGGGAAGCGGCTTACAGCGAGGGGGGAGAATATCATATAAGACAATTTTTTATATACTTATTTAACGAAGGGAAAAAATATGATTAAAAGCTATTCAAAATATGAATGGAACGGATTAAAAGTAGAAGTAAATTATAATAAAGCAGTTAAACCTTGCAAAAAGATAAAGTTTACTATCGGCAAAGAATCAGCGGAAATTGAAAGACACGATGTATATGCTTTATTGCAACTTTATGCTGATGATAAAGAAATGGAAAAGACAATCGGAGTGAAGAAGCTAAAACCGGTAACCAGAGTAATGAAAATAACTACTAAAAAAGCAATAAAAAAAGGAGGTAATATAGTATTTCCATTAACAGTAATGTTGCCTGAAGATTTGGCTGAAGAATGGGAAAGGATGAACAAAGAAAAAATGATTTCTCACGAGGAAGCTAAAAAAAAATTAACTAATTAATCCTCCCTACTATTTGGGGAGTAATAAAAAAAATGTATGGAAGAAAAAAAACTAACTCTGACATCTTTAAACAAAAAGTTGGATGAGAAAATGGAGAAAATAACAAACTCCATAACGAATATTGCCTTAGTGGTAGAAGAATTGGCAAACAAAGATAAAAAAATTGGTCAAGTAATTGGAGAAAGACCAGCCGAAAGAGTTGTAGAAGCTCCTCCGACTATTGACCCAGCAACTCCAAAACAAAGAAAAGAGCTTGAACCTGAATTAAAAGAAATATTTTTAAAGTATTTCGATGAAGATGACGGATTTAAGGCTGAATATGACACAATGGAATCTAAATTTAAGATAAATGTTCCAATGGGATTATCCAATATGGACGAAGCTAATAAGAACTTTTATGGAAAAGATGAAAGAACAAGAAAAGTAGACCAAAATAATGTTAAAGGAAGCGTAGAACAATGGTGTAAATTAGTTTGCCAAAACTTGAAATATAATAAAAAATTTAAAATTAAAGTCTAATTATTAAAATTAAATTTATGGAAATTAAAGTAACAATCATCAATTCTAATAAGAATTATATTAAAGAGTTTAACACTTATGGAGAAGCAGCTGATTGGTTTGAAGACCGACGCGAAGAGCCAAGTGAAGAAAATGATGGCGAACAGGTAGAAATGAGTGCGAATGATATGCCTGATGAAATACCAGATGCAAGTAGCATCGAAGATATGCCAGAAGACAGCGTTTCCTCAACCGATGAAGGTGTTATTGTTGATAATACTTCTTATCCGGAAACTAAAACAGCCTAATTATTTAATTTCGCCTCTATCAGGCGTTAAAAAGAAGTATGAAACTAAAACAACTAATAGAGAGTGTTCCGTCTATACAGGAACTAATAAAAGAACCATTACCAGTCAAGACAAGCTTTAAATTGTCAACATTTATTTCTAAAATGAACCCTGAAATTGAAGCCTTTGACAAAGTAAAAAAAGATAAAATTATAGAATATAAAGGAGAAAGACAAAAAGACGAAAATGGAAGAGAAATCAACACATTTAAAATACCGGATGAAAATGTTGAAAAGTTTAGCAAAGAGATAAAGGAATTATTAGAGCAAGAAGTAGATATTGATGTTCCGGATATTAATATAGAAGATTTAGGAGATATAAAAATAAAACCTGAATTTTTAATGGGTCTTAATTGGCTTATTAAGTAGAGTTCGTTACAATAAGACGCTTCAAAACATTGAGCATCCAAGCTTAATGCTTAAAACTTGAAGCGTCTTTAGGCATTAAGAAAAGACGCTCAATACGGGCGTCTTTTTATATATAATTAATTAACATATCGCCTTCTATTTGGGGCGTTAAATATAAAATGTATGAGTGAAGAAAAAAGAGAAGTAAATTTAGACGAAGTTGTCGCTGAAATTGACTTTAAAAATCCTGAAAATACAAAGGCTGTTGAACAGGAAAAGGAAGTTGATGAAAGCGAAGCTAAACCAACGGAAAAATCAACCGAGGAAACTGAAGAAGAAAAATCAGATGATGAGTCTGAAAAATCAACCGAAGAAACCGAGGATGATACTTCTGCCGATGGATTAAAAGAGGTTGAAGGAGAAACACCAAAAGAAAGAGCTATGAGAGCTACTATCACTCGTTTAAGACAAGAAAAAAGAGAAAAAACATTTTCTTCTAATGAAACAGAAGAAGAAATTAAAGATGATAGTGCTTATCAAGCTTTATTAGACGAAGGATATACTAAAGAGGATATAGAAAATTCAAAAAAAATTCTTAAAGTATTAGCACCGCAACTTGGTTTAGTTAATCAAAAACAAACATGGTCGGAAAAAGCTAATTCAACTTTAGAAGATTTTATTGAGGAAAATCCTGAATACTCTCCTAAAAATGATACCGATGATACTCGTTGGAGTTATTTTCAAGAAATATTGAAAAACGATTACAATATTAAAGGAAAAAATCCATCACAGCTAAAAGTAATTTTTAGCAAAGTAAATCGCGATGTCATTAACGAATTAGGAGAGGCTACAGTTATCAATAAAAAAGCTAAAATAGCCGCTCAAAAAGAAAAAATCAAAAGTGTTTCATCTAATTCTTCAACATCTAACATTAAAACCGAAGAAAAACCTGCCGAAGTTAAAAAAATTGGAAACAATGAATATAACATAGGTGGAATTAAATTTAAAGGTTTTGATGACGAAGATTTTAATTAACTAAAATAAAATTTATGGCTGGATTTCAAAGACTTTCTGGACGAGACTCACAGAATATAGAAGCATCTATTGATGGTGCTGTTACTACATCTACTGCAGTTGGAGACTTGCTAATGCGAAGTACAACTACTGGTAAACTAATAGCAGCGACTTCAAGTGCTACTGTAACGCTTGTGAGCGGAGGAGGAATTGTCCAAAAAGCGACAACATCAAGTGATAGCACGGTTGATATTAAACTTATTGATTATAATACTGAATACACCGTAGAAACAACTAATAATTCTGATACTGACCATAATTATATGTTTATGGCATTAACTGATACCAATACTGTTAATAATACTGGTACCGATGATGTTACTAACGGCGTATTTATGCAGACAGGAATTATAGGTGCTACTACTGATAAAAAAATTAAAGGAAGGTTTGTAAGAACACTTTCATAATTATTAACTAAATAACTATATGGCTGGAACAACTCCATTTTTGAAAGGTTCTGCGGTAGATGCTTTAGACAGATCTATCCAGAACATCTATCAAAAAATGGCTAAACCCGAACCTCAGTTTAAGAATTATTTTAATTATAGAACTACTACTGATTATTATGAAAAAGACAGTTCTTATTCAGGTCTTCAAGAAGCTGAGTTCACAACAGAAAACGCGAGTATAACAGAAGATGTGCCTATTCAAGGTTACGACCAAACTTATACTCAGGAGCAAATCGATGTAATGGAAACTTACTCTCATATGGCATATAAATTTGCTATTAAAAAGAGAGATTTATCCAATATAGCAACACAGATTGAGTATGCTCTTAACTCTAAGAAAGAAAAACTTTGTGCAGAAAGATTAACCAACGGTCTTTCATCTGCATATACTCACGCTGGAGTAGGTGGAAGTAGAGCTATCACTATTACAGGCGGAGATGGACTTGAGGCATTTACTACTGCTCATACAAGAGAAGATGGCGGAACGAATATGAATAATGTTATATATGACGGAACTACATATTCTCTACCATTTGATTATGCTGGTTATAAAGCAGCTATTAGAACTGCTTCATTGTTTGTAGACCCTCGTGGTAATCCAATGCCTGCAAATCTTGATACTCTTGTTTGTAAAAAAGGTTCTTCTGTAGCCTTTAAAGCTAAGGAAATCCTTGGTGCTATTAAGAAAGGTATGATACCTGAATCTAACGATAATGACGGAACAGGGACACCGCCTTTCAAAATTATTGAACTTGATTATCTTACACAAGATGCTTACTGGTGGATGTTTGACTCTTCAAGAAAGAATGACACTTATGGATTTCAATTTATTGAGGGTGAACCAAACAATATTGACAGAGTCAATATTGTTTATAAGACTCGTGAACTTCAATGGGCTGGACACGCTATCTTTGACTTAGGACACAATGATGTTGCAAGGTCTTGGGTAATGAGTGTCGGAGATTCAAGTTCTACTTAATTATTAATTGAGAATATAGGCTAATAGTGGGTGAGCAATAAGCAATATTCTATTCAACCTAATATTCTCTATAAAATATGTCTACAATAGCTGGAAATACATATTCCAGTCCCAAAGGAATCAATTTGAAAAAAGGATTATTAAGATTTGATGTAACAAAAGCCTCTAACCCTTTCTCAAATGATTCTAATGGCTATGGACTTTATGTTGATAGCTCTGATAACTTAGTTTATTGGAATGGGACAGGAACAACTACTGTCGGAGCAAGTGGCAGTGGTTCAACTCCCACTTGGGAAACAATATTTGCTGCTGATGCGACATTTACTATTACTCCTGATACTACTCTTACTATCGCTGGTAATAGGGCAACTGCAACCGATGTAGTTACCTTTACTAATATAGTTGGTGGTTCAGGTTCTGTTATACAAATTACTAACTCAGGAAGTGGAAACGATATTGATGGAACTTCTAACACTTGGGGTATTACCAAAGCGGGCGTAATTACTTGTACCGGACTAACATTGTCTGGAGCAAACACAATTACATCAACTGGCGGAGATATTACTTGGACTATGGAAGATAATGATGCAACAGCATTGATAATGGGTTCTGGTGGAGCTACTTCAATGATTAAGTTTGATACTACTAATGGTTCTGAAGTAGTGGTATTCGGTAATGATATTACATTAACAGATGGTAAATTCACAGCAACAAGCACATCAAACACAGCACCTTTGTTCTTGCTTCAAAATGATACTATTACAACTTTTGGCAATGGCTCAACAGAAGACCAAGGTGCTTTCGTATTTAGTTCAGATACTCTTACTACTGGTGATTTAATCAGATTGCAATTAGATGAGTCTGCTTTAGTCGGCGGAGCATTTTTGAAATGCGTTCAAACTGACGCAGCTGCGTCAGTGTTTACTATAGGAGAGAACGGAGCTACTACTATTGCAGGTTCTGCTGAGGGGACGGCAGCATTAACTGTAACTGCAGGAGATGTAATTTTGACTGATGGAGCTCTTATCATAACAGCCGGAGCATTTACTTATACTGCCGGTGATATGACAATGAGTGACGGTTCTCTTGCAATTACTGATGCTGATGACGCTGCTACCTTTACGGTAACTAATAATACAGCTACAAGTGCAAGCGTAGTAGTGTTGACCGGTTCTGGAGTGTTTACCGGTTCAACAACTACATCTTGGATGACAATTACTCCTTCCGGATTGACTTCTGGAACTGGTGTATATGCCGTCTTTGCAGGGCTTACCACTGGTAAAGGTGTCCATATCGCAACTGATGCTACTCAAACAACCGGTAATACTTTGTATGTTCAAAATACCGGAGCTGACTCCGCAATAACATCAGGAACTTTGGCGTCTTTTGACTTGACTTCAACGGCTATAACAAGCGCAGTTAATAAAATCGGCGCTGGAGTTGCGGTTACTTCAAGCAGAACAACTACTACCGGAACAGTAGCTGATGACTTTGACCTTGTGTCGTTTGTTCGTACTGATATTATAAACGGAGGTGGTTCAATGTCTTCTACTGGTTCAGTAGTATATGTTGAAAATGCGGTAACCAATACTTCGGGAACAGTAACTGATACTACAATCGGTGTAGAGGTTGTAATGGATAGTTTGGGGACTGGTGATGGCGTGTCTATCACTCACGCAGCTACTGGAGCTGTAGCCCTTGATGTTCACGGTGTTGCTACTTCGGTAAGTGATGTTTTAATCACTACAACCGGAGTAAAAGCTAATAACAAAGCGTCATTGGAAGTAACAAATAGCGGTGCTACCGCTGCCGGAGGTTCAATATTCCGTGTTACCAATACCGGAACACCTGCGGCTGCTACTTCTTATCTTGTCGACCTTGATTATTCAGGAGCGACAATGACTAATAACCCTACTACCGTTTATATCAATGGTAAGGATTCTACCAATTCTACTGTTGAAATAAATTCTTCTGGAGCTTCTGCTGCCAGTAAAGGTATGGTTAGCTTGTTGAATAGCAATACTGGATCAACTGGAGTTGTTGTTCATACTCAACATACTTCTACTGGTTCTGCTGCCGCTGATGACGCAGTATTGACTGTTAAAGCAGAAGGTCTTGACGCAGGAGATGCTGTAACAGAATATGGAAGATTAGAAGTAGAAATAATGACTGCTACTGCTGGTCAAGAAGATGGAAGATTTATTTTCTCTACTGCTGCTGATGACGGAACTTTGACCCAAATGGCTCAAATCAGTCCTCGTGCTGGTGGAGCTTTAGGTCAAGTTGTTACCGGTTCAGGAGCAGGTGCTGGGTATATTACTTCTCTTGGAGCTTATGATTTGGTGATTGACACTAACGAAGGCTCAAGTTCTAGTAATATTACAATCACAGATGGAGCTAACGGAAATATTACATTAACTCCTAACGGTTCTGGTGCTGTTAATTTAGCTGGTAAAACTTTAATGAGTGAAACCACTACTTCTTCCGGTGCTGGTGCTGTTGCGGTGACTGGTTCAATCCACGAGATTACAACTACTGGAGCTGATGCATTGACATTAGCAGACGGAACAGAAGGACAAGTCCTTTTCGTTGTAATGACAGTTGACGGAGGCAATGGAACTTTAACACCTGATAATTTAGCAGGAGGAACCACTATTACTTTTGATGCCGTAGGAGATGCTGTAACCCTATTATTTACCAATTCAACTTGGTTTGTAGTCGGAATTAACGGAGCGGCTGTTGCGTAAAATTCTTTTAACACTTTTCTTAGTTAAGTAAAAGTGTTCCCTTCGGGGATTATTATTAATTAAAAAATATGAGATTTAATGAGAAACAAAGAAATATAGCAATAGATATATCTTCTTCAGGAGATAATATTGTAATTGCAGCTCCTTCTTATGGATATATTGCAATAGACCATATTGATTTTATCCCAACAAGTGCTGTCGGAGTTAAATTTATTACAGGAACAACAGAACAAAGTGGAACATATCCTTTGGATGCAAAACAAGCATTAACGATTGAAAATCCGTCTATATGGCAGGATGGAATTATAAATTGTAACCCAGGAGAAGCATTTATTATTAACCTTGACGGAGCAGTTCAAGTTAGCGGATTAGTCCGTTATAGAATTGTTGGAAATTAGTATGAGCGGAATAGCCGGATTTGGCAATGAAAATTTAGCCACCGAAGACAAGCAAGATGATATTATAGCAGAACTTGGCTCTTTGGTTGGCTTAGAAGTTCCCGCTCACGACTATATCGCCTTGACTTATGTCGCAGCAGGAAATGGAGTAGGAGAGATTGAAACAGTAACTTACAAAACAGGAGGCAGTGGTGGAACAACAGTCGCAACTATAACTTTAGCTTATAACGCTTCTAATGAGATAAGTAGTGTAACCAAAACATAGTATGGGAATGAAATTTAACCCAATTTCGCAAAAATTCGATATGGTGGTCAACGACCACACTAAGCTTTTGAATATTGGGTCAAATTCTCACGCTGTTATCGATTCACATATCGCAGACGTAACAATTCATTTTACTGAAGCAAGTATTGACCACGGAAACATTTTAGGATTATCAGACGATGACCATTCAATCTACGCCCTCCTCGCAGGACGCTCAGGCGGACAGACCCTAATCGGCGACACCGCTTCAGGCGGAAATCTCACTCTGCAATCCACTGCTCACGCCACGAAAGGAAGTATTATTGCAGGAGATTTAACAATAGAGAATACTGCTGGTGCGACAATAGTTGGAAATGATAATTTGCTTATTGGGCCTCCCGCAAATACACACGCAACGATAAACTTTCAACCAACTACTGCAAATTATGACACTGTTTTTAACTTTAAAAAATCAGACGGAACTTTAGTTGGCGACTTTTTATACGACACTTCCACAAGTGATATGATTTTTAGGAATCAAGTAGTTGGTTCCTCCGCAGATATGATGTTTTATACGTCAAATATTGAGCGACTTAGAATAACTGGTTCTGGACGTGCTGGACTGAATACCGATACACCAGGAGGGCAATTTCACATAAAAAGCCTTAACGCAACAAATATCGGTCAAATCATCCAAGGGTTTTCAGGACAATCAGCTAACTTGCAAGAATGGCAGAAGTCAGATGGCACGGTATATGCCAAGATGGACGCAACAGGAAACATTGTACCCGTTCAAAGACTTATCCTCCCTATGGGCGAGACAAACTACTTCAACACCACAGGCACAGCCATAACTATATCAGCTCAATCAGACGGCTCAACGAATATGGTATTAGTCAATCCGACCACAGCCTTATCTTCGGGAGAATATGAGTTTGATAACGGAGGCGGAAATACTGGTCGATTAAGATATACAGGAACAACAACAAAAATGTTCCACATTGCTTGCACAATTTCATTTTCGCCAGACAATGCAAATGATGAGTTTGTTGTCGGAGTAGCAAAAAACGGCACTGTTATTTCCACTTCAAAGATTATCAGTAAGGCAAGAGGAATTGGCGAAACTTCAACAACCGCACTCCACGTTATGGCAGAGATGGCAACTAACGATTATTTAGAACTGTATGTAGGAAATATAAGTGGAACTGGAAACTTTACCATTAAAACACTGACAATGTTTGCAATGGGCTTATAATTAATTAATTTAAAAAATTATAGTTTAATGTGGAAATAATTATTTTAATTTTATGTCATTTATATCAAAACCTAAAAAAGAAGACTTAGAGGAAAGAATAAAATTTCTAAACAAAGAAATAAGTCGTTTAGAATTGAAAAAAAAAGAGCTTAAATATGTTATTGATAAAGAACAATCAGAATTAGAGAGTAAATTATATAATCTAAAATCTGAATTAGTAAAAGAAGAAAATAATAAATATAACTTAGAAGACGAACTTAAAGAATTGTCTAAAAATATTGAAATAAAAGAGGAGGAACAGCAAAAAATTGATAAAAATATTAATAAATTAAATGATAATTATAAAGAAATAAGTAAAAAAATAAAAGAAACTAATAAAAATATATCAGAATCTGAAAATAATATATTAAATTCCGAAATAGAAATTAAAAATAAGAAAGATGAGATAGAAAAGGAAAAAAATGAATTGCAGATTGAAAAAGATTTAATTGAAAGAAAAAAATCTGAATTTATAATCAAAGAAAATGAACTTGAAGAATATAAAAGACATTTGGAAACAAAAGAAATAGTTTTAAACGAAAAAGATAGTAAATTTGAATACAAAAATAGTGAATTAAATGATAAATTATCTAAAATTAACCATAAAGAATCACAATTAGAAGAAGATTTTAAAAATTTTAATGAAAAATTACAAGAATTAGAGAAAAAAGAAAAAGATTTTAAGAAAAGAAATTTTGATTTAATCCATAAAGAATCTGAAATTAAAAACAAAGAGCAAGATATTGAAACAAGATTAACTAATTTAAAGATAAAAGAGGAAGATTTAAGAAAAAGAGAGTCCGACTTTATACTTAAAAAAATGGATATAGAAACAAGAGAAAAATCAGTTAGAATTAAAGAAAAAAGTTTAAAATATGATAAATAAAAATTTAGAAAATGCAAAAATAATTCAAGAACAAGAACAGATTAAATCTGGTCTTAAAAAAGATATTGAATTATTAGAAGAAAAAATAAGAGAGAAATCAGAGTCTGTTTCTTCTTTAAACAAGTATGTCACAAATAAAGGAGAACAAATTAAAAATTTAAAATTAGAATTAAAAAAAATAAAAGATTGTATAACTATAGATAACAATTTTTTTAATAATTTAAAAGATAAATTATTTATTGAAATACACAATATAGAGGAAGAACGTCAAGAAAATATATCAGAATTGATTAAATTAGGAGAAAAAGAAATGCAAACTAAAAGAAGAATTGAGAAATACTCAAGAAATCTTGAAGATACTATTTTAGAATTAAATAAAAATAAGAAGGAACTTGAAGAAACTGTAATAAGTCTTAAATTGATAAAAAAAGAAATTAAAGATGAGAAAGAAAAATTAAATAATGATAAAGAACTTTTTGAAAAACAAAAAAAAGAATTTAACGATAAATTGATTAAAGATAATGAAGTATTGGAAATAAAAAGAAAAGATATAAAAATTTATGAACAAAGGCTTAAAAATAAATATCCTAACGAAAATATAATATTATAACTTTATGTCATATATTGCCCCACAAGGTGAACAAAGCACATCAAGCGAAATAACAGCTTTGACTAATTTAACAGCTTTAGGAAATGGTGTTGTTAAAAAAACAGGATTAAATACTTTTGAAATTACAACAACTGGAACTGGTGATATGTTGGCATCAACTTATGACCCATCTGGTATTTCAGAGCAATTAGTAGGATTAACTTCTTCACAAATATTAACTAACAAAACATTAACATCTCCTGTAATATCATCTCCAACAGGATTAAATGCTTCTGATGTTGGTTTAGGAAATGTAGAAAATACTGCTTTATCAACTTGGGCTGGTTCTGCTAATATTACAACTTTGGGAACAATAGGAACAGGAACTTGGCAAGGAGGCGTGATAGGAACTGCTTATGGAGGAACAGGAGTGGCTAACGGAGCCAATAATACTATTACTTTTACTGGAAATTATACATTGGGGCTTACATTGTCTGATAATACGGCTGTAACGCTGCCTACAAGCGGAACATTGGTGGAAACTGGTGTAACTGCCTTAAATTCGCTTGCTGGAGTTTCTACGGCACTCACAGGAGTTTTAAGGGCAGATAGTGGAACATTAAGCGTTGATACAGATGTTACAGATATTGTAGCCGCTGCTTCTTTAATCGCGGCCGGAAAAGTAGAACTTGCTACGACAACAGAAATTGATACAGGCACAGATACAGAGAGAGCAATGCCGATTGATCAATTTGTTGCTTCTAAAAGAAATATAAGATGGTTAGTGTTTAATTTAGTAGAAGCTGGTACCGATTGTGCTATTGCAACAAATATCGCTGGTGATTTTGTTTCTCCAATAGCTGGAACTATTTTACAATCTGATACTACCCCATTTTATTTATATGCAACAAATAGCACAGCTGGAACGACTGATAATATGGTAGTAGATATTAGTATTGGTGGAACATCAATAATGACTACCAATAAATTAAGTTTTGATTCAACAGAAAAGACAACAACAACATCAGCTACGCCACCAGATTTGACGACAACGGCTTTAGCGGTGGGTGATATAATAACTATCGATATAGA